CTTTAGAGTGTTGATCAGCAACGGGTCACTAGAGATGAACTCACAATTATATTCTTGTCGGAATGTTAGCTCACCAACCTTGGCAATCATCTCATCACGGTATGCAGCATCACGCTCCGGGTGCTCGCTCCAAGGAGCAAACACAGTCTTAAAGCCGTTGATACCTGACTCGGCCTCACGCCATAGAGTAGCGAACAAGTCTTGGTCACCGTTCGGTGTAGAGGAGATAATACATGAACCACCGGTAGACAGTGTCGGTGCAAGCGATGCCCACATTGCAAGCTGAATCTCACGCTTCACGAACGCCAACTCGTCAAGCATCAGCAGGGATACAGAGCGACCCCGACCCGTGTTTTCGGTAGTGGCCGAGGACTTGATGGTCGAGTTGTTGTCAAAGGAAATTTCATGCTTGTTGAAGTATAAGCAGCCCGGCTTCAGCCAGTGTGGGAGTTCTTCATAGCCGAAGCGAATCCGGTTCATAACGTCCAATGCCGCATCGTTATCCTTCGATGCAACGAGGATGTACTTTTCAAAGTGGAAGCATGCAAACCATAACAGATAAGCCGCAATAACCGTAGTATTATGAGAAAGAATACCATTTGTATAGTAGACGTGATCTTGATGATCAACTTCAAAATCATACATGGGCTCTGGCTTAAGGATTTGTTTTACAGAGATCACAGCAGATTGGCCTTCATCTGTTAGAACTAATGAACCAGGGGCTAGATCAATAACTTGACATTGACCGATCGGTGTCATAACCAAATGTTCATCAGCACAAATCAAACTTTTCCCATTAGCTAACTTTAACTCATAAGGCTGATAATCAATTGTTTGTAAAGTTCGAGTAATAGGGACATAACCATCCGGCGTTAACACTAGCAGCTCGGATTGCCCCGAACCTATGAACTTTAACTTACCATTAGAGTCAGGAATAGATGTTTGTGATGGAGAGGAATCCTTATAAATTTCCTCGGCTGTCATGGTTGCTGTTTGAAGCAACCAATTGATTAAATGCTGTTTCAACCGTGTAAGAATGTTTTGCATTGTTGTATTACCTTATCTGGGTCTTGTATGTAATCGAGTTCCCAGATAACTAGAAGCTCGTATCCATTTGCTTTAATAATAGCTTCACGTAGCTGATCAGCTTGCCAAATATCAACAGCCTTCAAATGTTTAGACTTGCTAACATAGATTATGTCGGTCTCTTTATATTTGCGCGGGTCTGCATGCCAATATGAACCATAAAATTCAATGACCTTTGAACCAAATGCAAAGTCAACAAAAATATGTCGTTTGCTTAAATTTGAATCAGTGTTCTTAATACAAAGTTCTTTATCACGACCAAAATGTCGTGAACCGTCACAATCCAGTAACGAAAAAAATTCTTTTGAAACCTTGCTAACACCACTCTTATAAATCTTTTTACGATTAATAGCCTCAAGTTCTGCATCGCTTTTACTGTTCAAGGTAGCCAACCATTTAGCTTGACGTTCATTCCACTTCTGCTTACCTATTTCAGCACCCCACCTAGCAATGCACTTCTCAAGAGTAAACGTCTGCTGTCTATCTTTTAATGCGGCTTCTGCTTCAGCTTGTGTCATTCCTTTATCTAAGTAATACTTTAACTTAGTAGAACCGTGATCTGCTTGTGCTGCACCTGTCTTTGCAAAAATAACAGCTCTACCGGCTTTAGCTTGCTCTTCAGTCTCATACTTGATAAACTTTTCGGAGAATGGACTAAAACGGCCACCATGTTGATAAGCAGGGTTCTTCTCACCGACTACGGCCTCACTCAGCTGTTGCCTAATAGCACTAGATAGCACATCCTTTGCTGAAGTACCATGTTTTGCATGATATGCACTTAACTTCATGTTATGCTCACGCTCGATATGTGTTTGGAGTGAGCGCAATGTCTTAAAACCACATTCTCTACAAACTAGTGCATTAGAATCATTGGCGGCTTGTTCAGTTTCAAAAGCTACTTGTTGTTGAAGCTGAGCAAGACCTTTACGTTCACGTTCGACGCGTTGAAGAAGTTGTTTAGCTTTTTTCGGGTCATCAGGTAAATTAAACACATGAAAGCAAGAACGACAAAAAGCTGCACGTTTATTAACTGACTTTTGACAAGCTGGACATTGAATTGAATATAAGGTCATACTGTTTTCTAAAAAAAAGCTTAAGAAGAAGCTTCTTAAAGCCTTTTGGTTTAACAGCTGTATTTATAATAGTCGTTTTATAAAGGCACTTACCTTGCTGACGACCCATCATGACAATCGTGTCCTTGTTGTTTCGAAAGGACATGACTGCACGTTCCTGATAAGGGTACAGGTCAAATGGGATTGCACCTCGGGTAGGGTGCATTACCTTCATGTAGTTGCGCATGAAATAGATTGGATCTTCAACACATTTCTTAAGCTCCATCACCTGCTCAGTCGTATACTCCTGAGGCAGGTTGGGCTTTTTGATCATTTCATTTTTCATGCAGCACGTCCTCGGCCGTTGTCACCAAGTCGGCTATTGCAGGTGGATCTTTCTCAAAAATTTGAAGCGCTAAGCCGAATCGGCTTGATGCCATTGTTGGGATAAAACTATAGAACAGATCGCTGTCCGTAGGGATGTCATTCAACACACCAAGAGAGATAGTCATCCCATGCAAAGCTTTGGGTGATGTTGAGCGAAATAGGACACGATTATTGTTGACCAGGTCAATCTCGGTCTTTGTGCGACGACGATACATGCCATGATTCTCCTCGGAGAATCGGAACTCTGCATCAACTTGGTCGAGTATGTTCATGACCATTCGATACATCATATCTTGCCTATGCATGAGATCGATATTTGCAATAGTTCGATCATGATGCTTCAACGCATACCATGCAATAAACACTATGATTGCCGATGTTAATCCTACACAGCGATGATGTTTCGCTACTGATCGAATCTTTGATGACCCTTCGCTGAGAAGCAGGTCAAACAAGGCAAGCTGAAACCGTGTCGGCTCGCCCACATACTTGCGAAATACATTGGCAGGATGTTCAATCAGCTTGTTGAAGCGATAATCGAGAGCTTCATTCTTAGTAGTCATATGTGATCCTATAATATATGAGGTGTTAGCTCAGGTTGTCGATTTTGTACTTAGCCGAGTAAACATCGGTCAGCACTTCATCATGCATGTTTACCAGATATGTGTCTTCACCGTCAAACAACACACGTGCTGGGCCCTCAAGCCAAGCTGCTAAGTCAACTACAAATTGCTTAGCGTCCTGATCGTTTAGCTGAACATTGCATTCAACTTGCTCAAAGTTGATCAGCCCATGCTTACCTTGATATGCTTCCGCAAATGAATCAGCATAGTTGACTAGCTGGTCGTATAGATCATTTAGTGCTACATGTGCCGCATAAGAATCAGTATGCAAATGGAGCTTATGTGCAATATCCCGAGCCTTAAACAACCCCGTGATGAGGCAAGCAACAGGTGTAACTTCATCCGTGGTTGAATCATATTCAATGCTCACAAACTCTTTGAAGGTCATTGCCTCCTTCAGCTTCAAACCCTTGCGCACGATACCGTTGACATATGCCCAAAAGTGAGCATCCTCTTTGTCAAACTTACTCTTGGCAATCTCTTTAGCTTTGGCCCAAAGGTCCTCAACGTGCTCTAATGAGCAACCTGCCTCTTTGGCATACTTCTTCATCAATGGTGTTGGCATGGCTTATCCTTTGCGCACAATTTCAAATTGATCGGCTTGGCCGATGTTACGTACTTCAGCAGCCTCATATCCCGGAAGCTTGAACTTCTTCAACATCCGTGCATACAACGATGTCCGATTCTCATCGGACTTTGCGGAGGTAAAGATGATCTTCTCTGGTGCATAGCGTTCAGCAAACTCACGCATTGCGGCAAGCACAAATGAGAAGACCTTAAACTCCTCACCGCTGTCAGTCTTTGCATATTTTTGACCAAGCTTGATGACCTTTGTCTTTAATGTCGGACGTTCGCTGAAGTCAACCTCCCAAGTACCTGGCTCGACACTTTCATAAGACTCAGCCGTAAACACAATCATCCGATCACCAATCTCTGCACGGGCAGAGAACACATCGGTCGATATCTTGATCACCTCATAGTCCACCTTAGTGTCTAAGGCCTCCTCAAGACTAAGGGACTTATCAGTCGCTGTCACAATCTGCTTGCGCAACTTCTGCACATAGCCGTTGTTACGCAATGCTTTGAACACTTGGTTCTCAAGGCTAAACTCACCGCCGGTTGCTAAACCCGCAGCACGCATCTTTGACAGCTTATCATTCAGCTCTTTAAGTGTATCCTCATCATCAGCATGTGTCTTAATAGCTTGATCAATCTCATGGGCCAGCTGATCAGCTTTAACACGAATCATGTCAGCTGTATAAGCGGCTGCAGCACGCTTGTCATCCGGCTTTGGCTCTTGAAGCCATGCATTATTCAACAATGAGTATGCTGCAGCCGAACCGACAAGGTCTTCCTTATTGTCACAGACATATACCTCAACATCATGGCCGTACACCGTCACATCATGGCTGAGGTTCCACAAGGACTTTTTAGCTTGCATGCAACCTTCAACATCAAGTCGGCAATCATCACATTTGAGGTTATCAAGGTCTACCTCAAGGTGGATGTCTATGTCAGATAGGTTTGTCCAGTTAAAGTTTGCATTGCTGCCAGTAAGTATAATGTCGGTGATGTATTGTTGGTCAACACCCAACGTCTTGGCAAATGTTGCTGCGATGCGCTTTAGCGCATCAGCAACATCAGCTTTTAATACGTAGGTACCATCAACCTGCTCCCATAGCTTAGGGTTGAGGGTATCATGATATGCAAGCTTGGGATCAAGCTCGAGTAATTGTTGCAATAGCTTCATTGCAGGTCCTTTGCAGCCGTGATGTACAAATCTGATAGCTTTTGATTTGGGTTATAATACAAATGCTCATAAACCTTCATAATGTAGCCGAATAATTGCTTGAGGCTGCTCATTAAATCTTCTCTGGCGAGGTCTCTTGGTCAAGCTGCTGCGCTAACGGCTTCTCGAAGTCTTGCTTGAACAATGACTTAAGCAGCTCGTTGCGATCAGCAACAATCAGGTTGTTGTTGACAGTGCTATGTGAATCCTTCATGCTCTGTGCCAACCGGATCTTCTGACGGTCATATTTAGCCTTTGCCCTAGAGTTAGTAGCACTTAGGGCAATGTTTAGATATTGGGCTGCAACCTCGGAGTTTCGAGCAGAAAACTTTGGGTCAACCTGTTGGGCCATTCCTTGCTGCTGGTAGAAGGCTTGCATTGCGGCACTGTGAATTGTCTCCAGCTGACCATCAATCTTTAAGTCCTCAATTCGTTCTTCACGACGAAGCTGCTCGGTTGATGCATCAATAGGACGTTCAATCACCTCGCCTGTTTCCGGGTCAATCATCTCAGTAGATGAGTTCAGCTGAACAAAGTCTTGCAGTGCTGGTGTTGAGCCTGGCTCAATGTCAAACAACGCCTCTAACGGCGAAGATGTAGAATTATCATTTACGTCAATCATTTTGCATCCTTTGCTTTGAAGCCATTGTTGAAGGTTAGCGCGCTGGCGATTCCAAACAGCTTCATTTCCCGCCCTTCTTAAACAGATCTTCCTCTGTCACGACACGAAACTTAATACCGTGAGAGTCACACAGGGCAACAGCAGCTGCCCATTTTGCATGGTTGATCACGAGCTGAACCTTGTCATAAGTAGAGGTCCGCTTCCCCGGTACTGATTGCTTCTTCGGTTTAATCTCGATGACTTCAGTGATCAAGTTGCCTCGGTTATCCTTGTACTTGATGATGAAGTCAGGAATGTAGTTGCATACTTTTTGCTTGATCGGATGCCAGTATTGAACCTTGAATTCTTCAGAACCCCATTGAATGACATTCGGATTTGTGTCACAAAATTGCATGAACCGGAGCTCCCATGAGCTCAGGAACCGAATCTTCCTATGGTCACCTAGGTACTTCTCGGGATGTTTTGGAGTGTATAACCCTTTGGCCATGTGCAAATACCTCTAGCTATGCTTATAGCAGGTATTTACAATGACTTAGGATTGTGGTAGAATCTTACCGATCAGGTAATATCTACGTAGATGTCGCTTGCACTAGGTG